TGGTGAGGTCTGACATTGCCCACCAATCTGTTTCCACTAGAAGACTGTTTCTTTTATTCCGTAGCTTTGTTAGAGGAAGTGCCGCAGTTAGTTCTGCAATTTTAGCGTCTATATCCTCTTGCGGTGGGGCAGTAGAAGGATCAGAGAATATAACTTCGTCATTAGAAGTTACGGTGTAATTTGTTGCTCCAAGTTCAGACAAAGCATAAAAAGTAATATCTGACATATTAACCCCCTACCTGTGTTATAAAGTAATTCCAATCAACATCCGCACCACCTGCATCGGGGTCATCACCATAAACGTCGATTGTCATGCTAGTGCTACCGTTCACATGGATCATAGAAGTAAAACTAGCGAAGTCGTCCAAGCCTGTTGAGTTACCATCAGTTCCAGCTATTTGACTATCGCTTTTTAGTATTTTTGACGTAGATATAGTTGCTGATCCCTTTTTCAATCGTATATTCACAGGGTCAGGATCAGTACCGGGTGCAGTACCTTTGTATCGTATCCACGCATGAACAAGATATGAACCTCTGCTACGGGTAGCGTTTGTTAATGTGGTTACGGTAGAGCCGCCAATACTAGTTGCTCCAGAGGCTTCCGAAACATCTGTACATTTTAATGCCAGAGTGGTTATTTCATCAGAATCAATGGCTAGTGCGGCAGAAGCTCCATGAATACTGGTTATTTTGTTAGAAGCAGAGCCTCCCCCGTAAACAATCTTAAAAGAAGATACAGAAGTATCATCTACACCGACAGCCCAGTTAGCATCATCAACAGCGGCACCACCGCCACCATTACCAGCAAAGTCATAGAACCGTATAAATGGAGATGTATTATTACTGCCATCTACGGGAACTAAATCTATTGACGCACCAGCACTACCACTACCTAAAGCTGTTGCTCTAAGTAAGTCTGCGGCTATTGCTTTGTTCCCACCTCCACTACTAGCTAAAGGTCTTAAAGCACCTAGGTCATCGGAGTATCCAAGAGTAATTTCCTGTGCATCATCATTAGGATTATGGAAGATGATGCTATTGCCTAAACGTATAAACCCATTTATCTGGGCTATGGCACTCGAAGTTGCATCTAGGGGTGCGCCTATAAGGAGTTTAGCCGCCATTGTGGATGCTACGTTAGACGTAGTGTTTAAAGCTAATGTACCGCCATCAGTTAGGAACATTTTGGTAGTGCCACTATTTCCAGCACTTCCAGTGTTAAATATTAACTTATTATTTCCGATACTATACTGGTCTGAAGTAGACGCAATAGTCCAATCTTGCCCGTTTGTTGCTCCATTATTTAAGTTTAAACTTCCTGAGTAGCCTCCATCTGATCCAATAGATCGTATTCTACCTTCTATTGTAGCCCCAGTGGTACTTGTGTTAAATCTGGTAACATCATTATGCCTAAGTGATACTGAGCCATCGGTTGTAAATATAGCTTTAGTTTCAGTTTTAGCCGCATTTTGAATGTAAAGTTGGTCTGCCGCTATAACTAAACTTCCACTACCAGTTTCTGTAATATATGAGTTATTATCACTACTGCTATGATGGATTGATAAATCATTACTTGCGCCAAAAGATAAAGAGCTATTATCTATCACCCGTACATGATTGCCGAATAGTGCAGTGCCAGCGTCAGACATATCAAGGGTGAGGGCTGTTACGACGTTGCCATTATCATTACCTTTAAATAATATATCCTTGTTAGATACTGGAGCATAAATCTGTAAACTATCACTATTGTTTGATATGAAGCCGTGGCTTACACCATTCTTTTTGAACTCTACATCGCCATTCCCTGAGTCAAGTTCAATCTCTCCTGATACATCTATTGTTAGGTTGCCAGAAGAAGTAATGTCGTTGCCATTTACATCTAAGTTACCACCCAGTTGTGGGGTAGTGTCATTAACTACTTCAGATTCATCTGTACCGTTAACCCACGCAGTGCCGTTATACTTCAGTACCTGACCACTGCTAAGGCTAGATATACTTACATCTGTCATGTCATCAATTGATTGATTGGACAGAGTAAATGTACCAAATGTTACAACTTCAAGAATATCACCTACACTAGCACCTGTAGTAAGCTGAATAGATGTGCCTGATGTCGCCGTGAAATCTGTACCATTTACGAGGCGTACCCCGCTTAAATACACGTCTAGGAACCCAGAATCGTATGATAGAGAGTTACTATTATCATCTGCGCCACTAAATGTAGTTTGCGCCGCCGTGCTAGTGTACTTAAATCTTTCAGATGTACCATTGACAGATGAACCCGCTGGAACCCATCCAGAAGATCCGTATACCTGCATAGTATCAGAAGCCGTATTAAAGTAGAGACTTCCTAGAACTAAAGCGTCACCATCGTTGTCTACGGTAGGTGCTGTAGCTTTAGGGCCGAGATAACGATCATCAAAATCATCATAACTATTAGCCGCCGCTAGGGCACTAGCCGCCGCATTAGTTTGACTTCCCGAAGCCGCTGTAGCTGAATTAGCCGCATTCGTTTCTGAAGTCGCGGCATTTGCGGCTGAAGTCGCCGCCGCCGAGGTAGTTCCAAAAATTGTATCAATGTAATTCTTCGTAGCCGCGTCTTGTGCACTGGTTGGATCAGTAAGATTCGTTACCTTGTTAGATCCCATGTTGAGTACACCAGACATTGTGTCGCCTGTTTTAGCAACGCGAGTGTCTCTTTGAGTGTCTGTGTACGCTTTAGTGGATGCATCTTGGTTCGCAGTTGGGTCAGATACGCCAGTAATCTTGTTAGATCCCATTGCTAGGACACCTGACATGGTATCCCCAGCTTTGGTAAGCTTGGTATTAATCTTGGCGTCTAAGGTAGCGTATGCATTTGCGTCATCATTCAATGCATCTGCTAATTCGTTAAGAGTGTCCAAAGCCCCCGGTGCGCCACCAATAAGGTCACTAATCGCTGTATCAACATACCCTTTATTTGCCGCGTCAGCATTAGCTACTGGATCAGATACATTAGAAATAACTGTGGAAGTAACGTCCAATGTTCCGTTTATAGTAACATTGTTAAATGTAGAGCTACCGCTAGAAGCAGTTAGGTTACCCGTAAGATCTCCTGTAACATTACCCACGACTGCGCCAGTGTGTGTACCTGAAGTATTACCTGTAATATTACCAGTAATATCCCCCGTGAAACCTCCAGATGCGGACACAGTAGTAAATGCACCACTGCTAGGTGAATTGGAGCCTATAGAAGTCCCGTCAATTGTCCCACCATTAATATCTGCACTTGCTAGTGTTGCTTGGCCTGTTGTTGTAACAGTTGTAAATGTAGCCCCCGCTGGTGTAGCACTACCAATTACGGTATTGTCTATTGTTCCTGAATCAATATCTACTTTGCTGATATTAACTTCACCAGTGCCATTAGGTGTAAGATCAATATTTCCGTTAGTATTCGTTGAGACTACGGCATTGCCATCTAGTTTTAGATTATCAACACGAAGGTCTGTAACAGCCGAGTTAGTACCAATCGTTACGCCATCAATTGACCCACCGTTGATATCCGCTGTAGTTACAGAGCCTAAATTAGATACTGTTGCCGAACCAAAGTTAACTGTTCCCGTAGATGTAAGGCCGTTAAAAGATCCAGACACAGGAGTACCCGCACCAATAACTGTGTTATCAATGTTACCCGCATCAATATCTACGCTGTCTGCATTAAGCTGATCAATCTCAGCAATGCCATCGATATATAAATTTTGCCATTCTTGCGTTGTACTACCAAGATTATAGGTAGCATCAGCGGAAGGAATAATACTTGAATCTACACGAGATATGAATGTTACAGTGTCTGATGTAGCGTTACCAAAGTTAACGTCACCAGCGGCATTCAGAGTACCTGTTACTGCTAAATCCGAGTTTGTCGTAACATTGCCGCCAAAGTACCCCGTACCTGTGTTAGTAAGGTTGCCAGAACCGACATAGTTTCCTGTAAGAGTAAGATTGCCACCCACAGAGGCGTTACTAGTAAGAGTAACTGTGTCACCACTAATAGCGTCAATATAGCCTGTTCCATCAATATAAATATCCTTGAATTGGTAGACAGACGAGCCAATGTCCACGGTATTTGAAACTTCGGCAGTAATACGATTATTAGGTGTGATGGCTAAGGCTTCTGCCCACACTGCGTTACTTGAAGTGTTGGTTACACAGAAGAATACGCGACCATTAGTAGAGTTCAGCCATATAGAACCCGGTGCGTATCCATCATTGAAGTCATCTGAAGTTGTGGGATTAGATGTAGCTGTAGTGTTGTTCTTACCGCCGATACCGCCGTGGATAGCAGGAAGGTACCCAGAGATTGAAGTAGTAAGATCAATTTTGGGGGAACTGCCAGTTGACCCATCGTGTGAGTGCCCTGAAGCAGAATCAAACGCCGCCGCAAGCTGATTGAATTCAGCATTCAAAGGCGGAGCCGTAATATTAGATCCGTTTACAATGTTTGCTATTGACTGTCGTGTATATCCTGCCATTTATCGTCTTCCCGCAATACTAAATTCAAATACAACGCCCTGTATGCTGTAGGGGTCAAAGTCTCCGAGCGTAACAAAGGTTAGCTGGGTAGCGTACCCCGAGCCCTGAATTGACGTGGTTACGATAGGCTTCTCGTTACCGCCGTAGTTAATGTTAAGCCCACCGTAGTTAATATTTCTGCCTTTATAACGAACGGGAGCCCCTTGAGATTCTTGTGCATATGAAGATGGGCGGCTAACTGTGGGATCATCCCAATCGTAGTTAATTGCCATGTTCAAAGTAAAAGGGCCTTCTGCACGGACAAAGGTGTTTACTTTTCGCATCGTCTTACGAACTTCAGTATCACCAAAGTCGTAATATGGTGTGCCGTAGATGGCTAATATGTCGTTGCCATCAAAAGTAGTACCCACTTCTTGTTGGTAAATTTTACCATTATAATCGCCGTGAAGTACAAGTTCTTGTCTATTTACATACGCAGATGCTGTTGCGCTTGCTCTAATACCTATTAGCTCTCCAAACTCCCAACCTAGTCGCTGGTCAGCGGATCTCAATCCACCAATAAACCCGTAACTATCTGTAGTAGCTGTATTCGCATCTCCTACAAAATATCGTAATTGAGATTTGGATCTAATCACTACGCCTACAAGAGAATCTAAATCGTAATCTTTAGGTAAGTCTGTAAGTAGCTGTTGAATAGGTTTAGAAATTGTTTCTAATTCTACATCACCAATTCTGGAAGTTCCTGCCACAGGACGTAAACCGTCAGGGGCTAAAAATACCAGATCACCACCAATTTCAAGGACACTATCTCTAGCAATACATCCAACATTCGACGTTACCTGATCTATAATAAATCCAGCGGTAACATCCGCCGTGATCTTTTTAATTCCGTTTGATCCGAATACAAATAAATTATCTCGGAAGGGTTTAAATTGTACAACGTCAAAGCCTACTGATACTTGCCCTGCACCCGCTGTAGCTTTAAAATCATACCATGCATTTGGTGCTGAGTGAGCAATAATGGCTTCTGTTAAAACATTACCACCAATAAACAAATGGTTTTC